TTCTACATTTTTTTATGATGGTCAGATCAAGCGTTACTTAACTCAATTCATGAGATTGATGAGTAACTTTTGTTATCAAGATGCGAATGGTGTTGTTCGACAAGTTCCTGTAAGATATGGAGATATGACAAGACAGGTTGCAGCGATTCTCAATAAAAATAGTGAGAACGTGATGCCTACTGCTCCATTCATCGCCTGTTATATTAAGGATGTTAAATTCAATAGAGATCTAATGCAGGATCCTACTTTTGTTAGTAAAATCAATATAAGAGAAAGAGATTTTGATTCCGGATCAGATCAATATCTTAATACACAAGGCGGGAATTATACTATTGAAAGATTGATGCCTACCCCTTATAAAATTACATTTAATGCCGATTTATGGACCACTAACACTGATCAGAAATTGCAATTATGGGAACAGATCACGGTACTTTTTAATCCTAGTATCGAACTTCAGACCACTGACAATTATATTGATTGGACTAGCTTAAGTGTATTGGAATTATCCGACGGTAGTGTTTTTGAAACTAGAACAGTGCCCCAAGGTGCAAATAATGATATGAGTATTGCTACTTTGCAATTCGAAGCGCCGATATGGATTACACCACCTGCTAAAGTTAAAAAGTTAGGAATTATTACTAAAATCATTGCAAATATATTTGAAGAACCTTCAGGTACAGGGCAAGCAGGCGGGTATGCTGATGCGTTAATAGGCGGAAATATTTTCGGTGGGGTTAAACCTGATGCGAGAGAAGTGATTACTCCTTTTAATTTTGGAGTATTGGTATTGAATAATACTGCAGTTCTAGTTCCTAATGAAGAAAGTAATATCAATGAAGGATGGGTCAGCGTAGATGATGTGCCAAACAGGCCTTCATGGTTGCAGATATTAGATCTATATCCTGGAAAATTTACTTCGGGGTTAAGCCAGTTAAGATTAACAAAGCCGGATAATACCGAAATTGTAGCCTATATGACATTGAATGCGTTGAATAGTGGGTTAATGAATTTAAATTTTGATACCGACACAATTCCATCAAATACGCAACTAGCAGATTATTCTAATACCTACATTAGAGGAACTATAGATGCTATTGTTAACCCGCAAACGTTCAATCCTAATTCAGTTGCAGGTAAAGGAATCGATAAACGATATCTAGTATTGGAAGATGTGGTAATTAACCAAGGTGAAAATGTAACTACAGCATGGAGTGGAGCTGGGCCATTAAGTGGGTATCCCGCAGAGACAATCGCACATGCTAATGATATTATTCAATGGGATGGGTTTCGTTGGTGGATTATTTTCAATTCTCAGAATATACAAACAGTAACATACATAACTAATGCGTACACTGGTATACAATACAAATGGGATGGGTCACAGTGGTCTAAATCATTTGAAGGAGTATATACCAATGAAGCATGGCGTATGGTACTATGAATGAAATAATATGTTCCGGTGGATTATTTTTAGCTAAAGATACGAAAAGATTTTTATTTCTGTTACGTACTCATTATAAAACCGAAGGTACGTGGGGTTTAGTAGGTGGTAAAAGAGAGCCTCATGATAGTACTTTATATGATACTCTAATCAGAGAAGTCAATGAAGAAGTTGGAAAAACGCCTACAATTAAAAAAGTTATTCCTTTAGAATTATTTGTAAGTAAGGATCAATTATTTCAATATAATACCTATGTTTTATTAGTCGATAGAGAGTTTATTCCTACTCTTAATTCTGAACATAATGGCTATGCTTGGTGTGATTTAGGATCGTGTCCTAGACCATTACATCGCGGTGTACGGACTAGTCTCATGAATAAGGTCAATCGAACTAAGTTAGAACTACTTTTAGAGTTAATTTAAGACCAGGTAAATCTAACTATTCCACAAGATCCATGATTTCCTGTTAAAGCGGTACCCGGGCCACCGGCTCCGCCGCCGGGACTAGTAATTCCTGTAACTGCTGGTCCGCCTGCTCTAAGGCACGCTACTCCCGGATTGCCGGACAAATTTATAACATTTCCGCCTGCAGCAGTCGGGCCACCGCATCCAGATGCACCACTTTTAGAATATCCTCCCCATCCTCCGAATGCTGTCATTGTAACCAGTGGAGTGAACCCACAACTAGGTGCAGATGATACTATCGAATTTGTGCCGGAACTGGCTCGAGTATTATTATTAGAGCTAGCAGGAGCTCCTGCTCCACCTCCGCCGACGGTGAAATTTATTTTTTTACCCCAATAAGAGCTGTATGGAGTTGGTAACGTGTATGAACTTCTTGAATATGCTCCGGATCCGCCGCCTCCTCCGCAGGTACAGATTGGAATAGATCCTCCTCCTCCTCCTCCTCCTCCGCCCCAAACTTCGACAATAAAACTCACAGTTCCTGACGGGATAGGAACAGTTCCTGAACCGGCAGTAGATGAACTAAATGCTCCCGTACTTCCTTTAGCTTCGCCGGCAAAACTATGCAAATATATTGGATTAGTAGAGGGAATGTTTGTAGTATTCGGCGAACATCCTACATATGGACCTGTAGGAGATTTTTTATAAGAACTTAATAAATTCGGAGAAGGACTAGGACCAGTTGTTCCGAATTCTGTTATTACTTGACTTAGAAAAACGGTTCCAGTAGGTAAAGTCATAGGATACTCCGAGGTATCCTATATTTATCTTACTTAAACTTAGGTCCTGATAACCAAATTACCAAGCTTCTTCTAGTGCCTTCAGTTACTGGAGTAACTCGATGTAATACCCAACTAGGAAATGCATATAACATACCTTTTTCTTTTTTAGCATTTTCAGATTCATTACCTAACATAAATTGCAAGTTCCCGCCATCATATTCACTAGGGTCACTTAATTGAATAACAACTGATAATTTTCTAGGAGAAGTATGTTGCATGCCTTTATCAATATGCCAAGTATAATGAGAATCTTTATCTCCGTAGACAGTATATTGTAAATGTTCTACAAATCCAAAAAGATCAAATTGGAAATAGCGTCCGTTCATCGGTGCTACAATATCTCTAATACGATCATAAATCCATTGTGTATCCCCATTTAGAGGTATCCAAGAAATTTTCGAGAGTCTGATGTCGGCATCTTTAATATTGCCTCCGGTAGCAGCTTCTCCTAATTCAAAAAATTTTTCTCCTAATTCGATTATTCTAGAGATTTCGTCATCATTAAATGATTTTGGTTGATAAGCAAAATTAGTTTCATTGCATGCTAAATCAGGAGCGGGAGGAAATGGATACATAGACATTTTTATTCTTTCCGATCTGTAATAATAGCGGTAGATGTTTCTCGATCGATAGTCATATATCCTTCGCAGCCTATATTCCAATCATCGTTTCCGTTAGCATCTTTACTGATCTCGTCATAACAGGGGACAGAAATTTTTAGATGTTTAAACAGAAATTCTTTTCCGTTTTCAAACACTCTCCATGCATGATCTTTGGAACCTCTACCTGTTTGACCTCTTGTTTTGTTAAAACGTATTAGATATTTGTTCATATAACAGTGGCCTCAGAAACTACTGCGGACGGTTGAGTAGGATTATAGAATACAGAAATATTAAAATGTATAAATCTAAAATTATCATCTGAAGGATTCTTTCCGAAGGAATGCGGAAGCCATGAATTCATAAACATTAGCTGTCCTTTTGAGGGAGTAAAATTAATAGCTTGACTAGCTGCTGTAATCATACAAACATTTTCTTCAGGTAATCCTGCATAGACTTTTGATGGTCGAGGATCATGTATAACAACTTTAGGACTATTTTCTGGACAATGTAAAAAATAAAATCCCGAGATTTGGCAACTATTACCATGTATATGTTGGTCCATTCCCGAGTGTTTATGATGATCTTGGCACCATAATTCATGGGTAATAGTATTATATTGATTCATTGCATGACCTTGACGTTGTAAAATCTCCCATGCTATTTGAGAAATAAATTTTACAAAATCTAATATTCGTTCGTCATTGGAAAAATTTTCCGATTGATGTACCGGATAAATCTCGTCAAGTTCACGAGATTGTTGCATTTTAGTTATATATTCGTCAGATACTTTAGAAACTGTATCTAAAAAGTTTTCTGCCATCATGGTATATATCATAGATGGAAAGTAAGCCATTTCGGCTAATTCAGGTAACGAATGCTGCGCGATATCTTCGCCAATTATAGTGGCGGCATTTGTTTTATTTGTTTTCTTTTTCATTGATTTTTCCCTATGCGCTATTATATACACGTATTTAAGAGAAAGTCAACTATATGATAGATTTATTTCCAAGTAAATCTTACAGCACCGCACCCGCCGGCTGTACCAGCACCGCCGTTACCTGTTCCGCCTGTACCGCCATGTCCTACAGTAGGAGTTAATATAGGGATAGCACTACACGCCCCGGTGCCGGCTACTGGGCCATTTCCACAATTTCCGACAGTTCCGGGACGTAAAGTACTACCTGACGGCCCACCGCCGGCAACTCCCCCCGATCCTCCCGGTGTAACGCAGCAATTACCTCCATTAGATCCGGTGTTACCACCTCCCGCATATAATAAAGTGAAGGGACTAAAAGTTCCTGCACTAACAGTCGAACTTGTTCCAGGAACTGTACTTGCACCACCGGCTCCTACAGTATAATTAAAGGTTTGCCCCCAATAATTATTATAAGGAGTTGGTAAATTTACGGTATATGATGCATAGGCTCCGCCACCACCCCCACCTCCTGCATTGAATGGTGGGGTGGTAGCTCTACTTCTACCGCCGCCGCCTCCGCCGCCCCATAATTCAATAACTACTGTACGAGTTTCAGGTGGTATGGTTACAGTAGCGGTTATCGCTGTAGTAAAAGTATTTGCCCAAGGAGTACTAGCATTATTACTAGTTCCTCTAAAAGAAAGTAATGATACAGGGTTGCTTGTAGATATAGGAGTAGTATACGGGGTAGGCCCTACATATACTCCTGAAACAATAGTTACTGATCGTTTATAAGATGATAAATTAACGGCGGTAGAAGTAGCAAATAATCCAAATTCTGCTTTTACAGCACTTAATGATGCTGTTGTATTAGAGATTGTCATCTCTTCTCTAACCTCTCAACACGTTCTGTTAATTCTTTAATTGCTTCAACCAATAAGGGAATAATTTTGTCATATTTGATACTTAAATCATCGGGCGTTCCCCCGACTGCTTCTGGTAATACTGCTTGTACGTCTTGTGCGATTAATCCTACTTGAAGATCATTTGTTTGCAAGCCTTTGCGTCTTTTAGCATAATCATTCCAGAAATACTTAATACCTTTTAATTTTTTAACAATATCTACAGCATTAGGTATCCCACTAGTGACATTTTTATATCTTGCATCTGAAG